TCGTGCGGGCGAAACCATTGCGTCCACCCTCGTCGTAGGTGTCGACCTTGGTGCTCGACGAAAGGCCGCTGCAGCTCTTGAACCGGCTGGGGGCGGCGTGGCCATCCGCGATCCCGGGGATGTTCACTTCGAAGTAGTACGCGGGGAAAGGATCCCAACGCACCGCCGAGACGTTCCCGGCCACGGGATTACCTCCTGTGAGGGGTCCGCCTTTCTTGGCGATCTGTTGCGCGTCTTGTTGCGCGTTTTTTCCTTTGAAAGGCCACATTCTATCCTCCCACCGCGATCATGCGACCGTCTCGTATTCGTCGCCGAGTGACTGCGCAACGTTGAAGATGAGGTACTCCGCGGGCACCGCCGGCGCGACCCCAACCTCCAGGTTCAGCTGCCCGACCGCGATGAGCTCCGGCGGATTGGTTTGCTCGTTGCACCGGACAAAGAAAGACTCTTCCGGAGAACCACCCGCGAAGGCGCCACGCTCGAATAACCGCTTCAGGAACGCCGAGACCTCGATGGAGAGCACCTCCCACGTCGAGGGCCCATTCGGCTCGAAGACCGCCCAGCGCGTCCCTTGCTCGATCGATCGCCTGAGCATGATGAACAGGCGCCGCACGTTGATGTAGCGCCAGTCGGGGTCGTCCGACAGTGTGCGTGCGCCCCAGGGGCGAACACCGCGGCCAGGCAGCGCCCGGATGGCGTTGATCGCGTCGTTGTTGAGGGCGCCGAGGTCGTCCTCGCGAAGGTCCATGATCACGCCAGTGGCCCCCACGATCACCTCGTTGGCGGGCGCCTTGTGCACCCCCACCTCGGTGTCGCACCGCGCGTAGACGCCGGCCACGTGCCCCGACGGCGGCACCACCGATCCTCCCCGCGGCGCGATCGTATCGACGGTGAGCCACGGATAATACAACGCGGCGAAGGAGGTGAAGTAGCGATGCCGCCACCTCCGCACCTCGTCGACGTTGCGGGTCGGTGGGGCGTCGAGCAGCGCGAACCGATCGCGCAGCGTCTCGCACTGGAGGACCATCGCGTCCTGGATGCGCTGCACGTCGAGATCGGCCTCAGGGCCCGGCGAGCGATAGGCCAGCATCGCGTCTGGGACGGACAACATCGCGACCGCCTCGACGCCAGCGAGGGACGTCAGCCCAGCGCGATCGGCGGGACCAGCATCGTACCCCACGAAGTCCTCGACGCTGAGCGTGTCGGTGCCGTCGCGACCGCCGGTGAGCCGCACCGCGGGCGTCGAGACCGGGAGGTTGTGGGGCATCGGCGACGCCGATCCAAGATCCTCGATGCGGATGAGCCGGGAGCCCTCGTTCACCACGCGCGTGATGCAGCGCCGGGACATCGGCGACAGCTGCAGGCCGCGGAACGCCTCCCGCTGGTTTCGCAGTGACGCGTAGACGTCGAGCTCCAGCACCTCGAGCGTCGTCGGGCCGGCCGCTCGGTACGGGTGGTTCACGGGGGTCGTGGGTCCCCAACGAAGCGTGCGATCGTCGACCTCGGTGACCGTGACGAAGTCGCTGTTCTCGCGATCGTGGATGCGCACCAGCATCCCGCGCTCGAAGCCGCGCGCGCTGTTGACACGCGCCTCGCCGGAACCCACGTCGAGATCCAGCGTGAGCAGCGTCTGAGCCGCGGTCACCTGCTCGCAGCGCGCCCAGACGTCGTTGCCCCATCGGCCTTCGTTGACCGCGCTCACCCGCAGGGTCGATTTGCCCCAGCCATCGAGGCAGATCCATTCGGCGCAGGCGGCGTGCTCCGGTCCGGGCGTGACCCCAGCCCGGGCGCGGTGGGCGATCCGCACGATGTAGCAGAGCCGGCCGCCATTGCGGAAGAACCCCTCGACCGATTTGGACAAGTACCCTTCGGGGAGGTTGCCGAAGATCTCGACGAACTCGCCCCAGCCGCCGACCAGGCGGGGCTCGTCGAGCGGTCCCTTCTCGCAGAGCCCGACGAACCCGGCGACGCGGGTGTCCGCCGCGGAGAGAGCGCGCGCTCGGGGCTCCTCTGCGCCCGGGTACACCCCGGGCGGCCGCATCTCCCTAACCGCCCTCATCTCCTGCGCTCAACCTCTCTTTCGCGCTTCGTTGATCTCTTTGTTGATGCGCGCGATCTCCCTCAGCCAGATGTGCCTTTCGTCGTGTTCCATCGAGAGGACATCATCCAGCGCCCAATGAAAATGATAAGCGATGTAGGCTACCTCCTGGTAGATCTGTTCCAGGGGGTAGCTCGCTATCCCCCCTGGCCGGCAGCGCCGCCACCTCCCAGCAGGTCAACATCGAACTCGTTCTTGCACGAGGGACATTGGGCGTGGACCTTGGGCGCCCCTTCTTCGTTAATTCTCCTGTAAAATTCCTGTAGATAGGCCAGATCTGTCGAGAATAAGTTCTCGATGATCTCGGTGTCGATGAACTTGATCTCCCCGAGCCTGACGATCACCCGCGACAGGAGCACGATGACCAGGTAGGCCCGATTGGACTGCACCCGGTAGTCCTGGAGCGGGATGATCTCGTCCTTTGCCGTCGCCAGCCGCATGACGCCGTTCTTGTGAAGCGTACCTTCGCCGTCGACGAAGCCCTTGGGCAGCGTGAATGGGTATTCAGTCTTGAAGGCCATGAGCGCTCAGTCGCCGCCTAGGCCCACGCCGCGCGATAGTCGAACTTCATGTCCTCGCAGTACATCTCGGCTTTGACGCGCCGGATCTGCTCGGAGCCGCCTTCGACCTTCTCGGGCGTGAGCTTGAAGATGCCGAGGTGGCTGAACGTGATCGAGAACAGGACCTCCTGGAGGTTCGGTGCCAAGTATTCGAGCGTCCCGCCCTTTTCTTTGTCGTCGCCGTTGTTCCCCTTGATAACGAAGTCCTCGTGCCAGGCATAGAACGTCTGAGCGAACGCCTCGGGGAGGGTCACCACCAGGTTCGGGACCTCGAGATGGGCCGGCTCCTTGGCGTAGTCGCGGAGCTCGCCGACCGGATCGTCGATCACCTTCTGCTTCACGGTGATCGCATCGATCTTGTTCACCTTCGCACAGCCCTCGTCCAGGCCGTCGATCCGAAGCCGGAAGTTCGATGTCAGCCACTTCTTCTGCTTGGCCTGATCCATGCTGTACTTGCCGCCGGTGATCGAAGGCCCAGAGGTCTGCGTGGTTCGGGTGTACTCTGGCGACCACTTGATGGTCATCTTCGCCGGATCTTTGGAGCTGGCGTCGAGCGCCGGGAAGCCAATCTCCGTGATCAACGAGTTGAAGAAGGTCAGGCGCGACAGCTCTTGGTAGTTGTAGTTGGCAGTGATGACCGCGCCGTTCTTGCGCACGTAGTTGTGGTCGAAGGAGGCCTTGATCCAATCGTAGAAGCCCTTCGACATCCCGGTGCCGCACGAGACGGAGATATCGTCGTACTTCACGCCCCCGACGTGCTTGTGGGTGATGTGGTCGGAGCCGACCTTCTCGTTGACCACTTCGGCCGAGGCGTAACCGCCTTCAGCCGAGAACACCCAACCGGCCATGATGCCGTCGAGCTCGGTGGCGTACTTTCCTGCGACGTAGCTCCTGCCGTCCGCTGTACTGGCCATTCAGCGCCTCCTCCTCGAAATGTGCTCGCGAGGGAAATGGGCCCCGGGACCAGCCCGGGGCCCACGTGTCCCGTACGCTACTCTTCCACGCCTCCGCCGGCCGGCATCTGGCCGATGCGGAAGATCACGAACTCGGCCGGCTTCACCGGCGCGAGGCCAATCTCGACGATCAACTGCCCGACATCGATGACCTCCGGCGGGTTGGTCTCCTCGTCGCATTTGACGTAGAAGGCCTTCTCCGGCGTTTCACCCATGAGCGCGCCATTGCGCCACACGAGCGTGAGGAACGACGCGATGGTCCGGGTGACGCGCTTCCACAGCTTGTAGTCGTTGGGCTCGAACACCACCCACTGCGTCGCCCGCTCGATCGACGTCTCCACCATGATGAAGAGCCGGCGAACGTTGATGTAGCGCCACGACGGGTCCGACGAGAGCGTGCGCGCGCCCCACACTCGGATGCCGCCGCCCTGCATGAGCCGGATGCAGTTGACGCCCTTCGGGTTGAGGATGTCCTGCTCGCCCTTGGACACGTTGTACTTGAGGCCGAGGGCGCCGCGCACGATCTCGTTGGCCGGCGCCTTGTGTACGCCGCGCTCATTGTCGGTGCGGGCGTAGATACCGGCGACGTGGCCCGACGGCGGCACGAAGACGTTGCCCCGCTCCGGATCGTACACCTGCACCCACGGGAAGTAGTAAGCGCCGTACTTGGAATCGCGGGGACGGACCAGCTTGTCCACGCCGCCCTGCATCGTCTCCGGCGAGTCGAGGATCGCGAAACGATCCTTTCGCGACTCGCAGTGAGTGAGCAGGGCGTCCTGCACCGCCGGCGAGGTCTGGCCGGGAGCCGCCACGATGGAGATCTCGTCGATCTCCTCGAAGCACTTGAGGCCCGAGCGCGCGCCCGGACCGTTGTCCTTGCCGATGTAGAGCGTGTCGGAGTTGGCCCCACGCTTCTCGGTCTTGGCCTTCTCGCCTTCCTTGGCCGCCGGGTCCTTCACCGTCACGTCGATGTCGAGCGAGCCCGGGCTGCCAACGTTGACGACGAAGCAGCGCGACCCGCCGTTGTTGAAGAAGCCATAGATGGAGTGCGCCAAGTGCGTCGACTGGGTAAAGTCACCGAAGGTCTTCACGAATTGCGACCAGTTCGTGATGAGCACGGCCTGATTGGTCGGACCCATCATCGACTCGCCGAGGAACCCGACGGTGTTGGTCCCGACGGCCTCGATCGGTTTGGTGCCGCGGTCGACTTCTTCTACGTAGACGCCGGGAGAAAGGTAGCTCGTAGCCATGTGCGGACCTCTCCTTCGTGGTTCACCAGAGCGCCAGGCTGGTGTCGCGGGCGTGACTTTCACGCCTCGCGAAATGGGTTATCGGCGACCGACCTTCCAAAGTTGCTCTGTTTTGTGACTCTCCTACCGCTCGACCTTACTCATCTTGTTGAGATCAAAGAAACGAACATCCTTCTCGCGAACCCGTTTGACCTCTTCCGCCCCCGACGGGAAGATCGGTACCGTCGTCCAGCACTGGATCGCGGGTTTCATCGGCTGGTTGAGGCTGGCCCAGAATCGAGACAGCACGCCCTCGTCTAGCTTCTGGGACAGCGAAATCGGGATGTAGCCCTCGGTCTGCGCGAACGAATCGCCCTTCAGGTCGGCGCCGCTGATCGTCGGGTGCTCGATCAGCCCCTTGATCGCGTTGCCCATGAGGAGCTGCTCCTCCTCCGGGGTCTGCGCCCAGGTCGACACCAAATAGTCGAGCCGGATCCACAGCGGCATGGGCCGCGCGATCTCTTTCGCCTTACCGTCCTCGATCACCGTCTCGATGATACG